ATAAAAAAGAATGATTTTTATGTTGTTTTTTTTTGTAATAAATCCAGTTACGAAACCGACATAGATGTCGGAAACATCGGCTTTATTTTTATGAAACAGCGAAAACACGCCTCGGTATCAAACATGGCATCGTGTAAATTCGCCGGGGTTTCGTTAAACAAATGCTGGTATAACTCCACCAGTTTCGGCTGTTTTTTATAATAGTAAACCTCACCGGTTTCCTTGTGGATTCCTTCACGCATAATATTACATACGTGAATCCCGTATTTCATAGTACAAAACACTTCAACACGATTTGTCCGAAAATAATCATGGCTAAGAAATATCCAAGCAAGAGGACATTCAGACAATATGTTTATATTACGTCGATATTCGAGATTCAAAATACGAAGATCAAATTGGATATTATGACCTACAATACGCGAACATTTCATATATTCTCGATAAAATATTTGGAGCGCATCCTGAATCGGAATCCCTCGCGTATCACATAGTTCACGGGTAATTCCCGTGATTTTGGTGACTTCGGGGGAAATCACGACGTAGTCGGGAACACATATGATTTCGGAAAACCGAAACACTACTTTTTCCGAATGTTCGTCATATATGAGAAACGCCAGTTGAGTCATATAGGGTAATTCGTGTAAAGGCAGTGAATGTGCAGTATTTAAAAACAGACCCGTCGTTTCCGTATCGAAAACCATGGTTAAGCCAGAGACGTGATTCGTGTTCATTCTATAAGATAGATACCGTTTGGATTGCATTTGTTTATACAATGGATTTCCGTTCAATTTTATCAAAAGCATGGGTATATATTTCTTATCCAAACAAATATAAAAATTTGAAATGGAATCATATATATAATAATCAAGGTCGATGTCTTTTTCAAATACATCGAATCTAACATTTGTGACGTCTTTTGTGAATGTATATGACCCCCCCTTTGAAAACAAGGACGCGAATTGGCGGTTTGACCGATTCCGGGATATCGCAGAATCGGGTATTCAAATGTGTGTATATGCCGGTGCCGATTCCATCGAATTATTGCGTAATTTTGCAAAAGTATACCCGAATATTCAAATTATGCGTGTACTCAATATTGATGAAACCTGGGTCAGTCAAATATGTAAACAATACGACGATTCGATTACTTTACCCGACCATCGTAATGCACCGAAAGATATTCCCGATTATTTATATTTGATTAATTCCAAGATGGAATTTATGCAAGACGCGATAATGAAAAATCCTTGGAATTCGACACATTTTGCATGGATTGATTATAGTATTTCGTATGTGTTCAAAAACATTCCGGCATCCCAAGAAACCCTGCGAATCTTATCTCAACGTACTTTCGCCAAGAAATTCCTGACGATACCCGGGTGTTGGGATAAATTGACGAAAGAGAACGAACCAATGATATTTAATCAAGTCCACTGGCGTTTTTGTGGCGGGTTTCTATTAGGAGACCGTGATTCCATCTTGGAATTCTACGATTTATATCAGCTACATTTCGCGGAATTTATGTATCAGCATAAAAAGCTGATTTGGGAAGTGAATTTCTGGGCTTGGTTGGAATTGAATACAGACTGGCGACCATTATGGTATAGGGCCGATCATAACGATTCGATATTACACGTTTCCGCGGATGTATGTTCTTTATCGATGCGGCATTTAATCACCAAGAAAACGTACGATTACCCGAAATTCGATACATTCGATATTTGCCAGGCCTCCTATTTGAATTATAATGGCCGGAATTTGTTGAACAGCCGATATGTGAATTATTGGTATACCCCCGCGGGACATTGCCGTGTTCGGCATCCAGAAAACCGTATTATTACCCGAAATATGTTTTCGGAATTAGACGAGAATTTGATGCCGATTTGTTTTAAAGAAATGAATAATCCACCGGATGAAGAATTGCCGTCGACCTATTGTGCATTTCACGGATTGGAAGATATCCGGTTATATGAACATCGTGGGAAATTGCAATTTATTGCGACGAGTATCAATTACTCACCCACGGGACGAAATCGGATGATTATAGGGGATTATTTGGCGGATACCCAAACGTATGCGAATTGTAAAGTCATACAACCACCTAATTTGGAGAGTTGGTGTGAAAAAAATTGGATCCCATTGAAAGGAGAGGAACCGGTCACTGTAACAGAGGCTGAGTCAGTAACAGAAGGCACAGTGTCCGAAGATTACCCCGATTTTATTTATAAATGGTATCCGATGGAAATCGGGTCTATCGTAAATGGTCAGCTACAAATACATACGACATATCCGATAAATGCCCCTTATTTCCAACGTGTACGTGGGTCATCGGTATTTGTCGAATGGGGGGAATTTTTAATCGGGGTTGTGCATTTCAGTGAAGATATTGTTCCGCGACATTATTTCCATATGTTGGTGATGTTGGACCGTAAAACCCGTCGACCGCTCAAATATAGCCAGATTTTCTATTTCGAAAAGATTGGAATCGAATTTTGTATTGGATTTACGATACGCGATTCCGTATATCATTTCTGGATATCGAAGAATGATCGTGATCCGACATTAGTCATGTTGGAAATGGACCATCTACCATTTTGTTTCGATTTTTAGGGTTATGTAAGAATAATATAAAAAAAGGGATTTTTCTTGGATTTTTCTTGGATTTTATTTGGGTTTTCTTGGGATTTTTCTTGGATTTTTCTTGGGATTTTATAGAAACACATCCACTATTTGTTGAATACAATGAATCCCAATATCATCAGGCGAGTCGTAGTTTGCGTCCTCGTTCATATTAAAATGTAGAGTTGGTACATGAATCGGTAACCCGGTGGTTATCCAAGTCTTGTGATATTCGTCGCATTTTTGTAAATAGTCCAACGAAATATCGGATTCGCCTGTTCGGGCGCGTTTGGCGATTCGTTGAAAACAAATTTCGGGGTCGGTTTCTACATATATCACTCGATCCACCGCATATTCCTTATTTTCTGCAAAATTCAGATTATATATCTGATAACAAACTTCGTCTATTTTGCCTTCATTATATAACATATTTGCGAATACATTTTTATCGGATTCCAACGAGCGTTCACATATAATGGTTTCACAATCCGGATTTTCTTTTATCACGCGTTTTAAATTCGATAAACGCGTCGCATGCGCCATGATTTGAAAAGCGAAAGCATATTTATGTGGATCACGGTAAAATTTCTCTAATATATTTTCGCCGTCGGTATCTTTGATTTGTGTCCATTCATCGACGGGTTCTTTCAAAAACACTATTCTTTTGCTATTTTCACAGTATTTTTCCAACTGTTGCAATAACGTTGATTTACCTGATCCGATATTGCCTTCAATCGAAATAATCATGGGTGATTTGGACATTTTGATATTTGCTTGTTGATAATAATTGCGATTTAGGAAGAGATGATCCAATCAATTTTATGTAAGGGTAAGCGATTATGCGTTTAATATGTATTATAATTATTTCATAAAACTATATTAGCCTATGGAAAACATTTTTTTGATTGCCGTGTTTGCGACTGTTGTGTTTTGTTTAGCCAAATTCGTCGAAATGAAGTTCGTCGAAAAGGAAATGAAACCCTTGAAGTTATTAGTGCGTGATGCAGTGATGGTATTTGTTTCTACTGCTTTATCGGTGTTTGTGTATTCCAATATGAACGGTTCTATCTCGGAATTTTTTAATACATTGACCGAGACGAAAACCGCACCGGTGGGAGGTGCGGCGGAAATATTTACCGATTCGCCGGGGTTTTAAACCGATGAAGATTTGAATTAGACGCTTTGCGTCCCATTTCAATTCTTCAAGGGTGTAAAATGGGACTTAATTGATGGTAATCACGATACATTGGCCTTCTTTTTTACACCGGATATCTTTGGTTTCAATTGGAACCGGCGCATTCTCCACTGGTTTATTTGAACATTCGCATTTATCGCATTTTTTATTATCCTTCTTTTTATCTTTATCTCGTTCCTTTTCCCTATCTCGTTCTTTATCTCGTTCTTTATCTCGTTCTTTATCCTTTTTCCTATCTTTGTCCTTATCTTTCAAACATTCTTGCTCGTTCGACCGTCTATCGCACCTACGACAATCACATACATAACTTACACACCGTTTACAGTTACATGCCTTTCGACTTTTTTTATAACTACTTTCGTCGCTGTAGTCGGAAGAATGGTCCGAGTCGTCCTCATATGATTTACACGTGCAATGATGCTTCGACATCTTATATATTATCCTAAGTTATTATGGAATCGAAAAAAAATGGTTTTGTCTGCAATTATGTAGACAAAACCTATATACATTAAATACAAAATTTACACTCATGCTTTTTTGTTTACCACCAATATGTACAGTCTAACTTATGGGCTTTATCCGCCGCTTTTTCTATTTTTCGCTGTTTTTTTTCTTCGAGTTCATCGTAATATTCGCCATCGCCTTCTTCCAAGATATGAACGTCGTAGTTCTCGCCATACACCATATATTTATAATTGTCGGACATTCGTTTTTTATCTTCATCCAGACTATAAATAATATTCATCATATCATATATCGTTTCGTGGATTCGAAAAATCTCTTCCGACTGACGTTCAATGAATGCATTCTGCTCTACGACACGTTGTTCCAGTAATCGCGCATTCTCCGCGATCTGGTGGATATTCAATCGAGTATCGGATATCGGGTTTTTATTTTTCAAAAGAATCCAATACTCGTTCGGATTGATTTGAAGACGATATCCAGATTGTCCTTCCAGCTCATCGATAAATCCAATCACTGTTGGATTTACGCGATAACAATGAACGAACGCAGAGCAAAATCGATCGTTATTTGGTGTTTCGAGTGGAACGAAATCGACCCGTTTCACCTCACCTACATAATTTGCACGAAACACATGGGCAATCGCGGTTTCATTATGTTCGATTGAGATACGTGGGATGTAAAAGGACGCCATGGCTTATTGATATTCCGTTTAGGACTTTGAGAATGCAGTCGAGTTTTTACTCAAAAAGTAAATCAATTTTACGTACGATTTTACAAATTATATCTAATATGCGATTGGGGTGCATACTGTGACTACATATATGCAGTGTGTGTGGTTACAGATAAAAAAATTCTTATATGTTATAATATCTTTATATCATATAATATGCCCAATAAAGCACCAATGAAAGTACCAAGAAAAGGATGTTATTCGTCTGATGAGGACAGCGATGATTCGTGTGAACGACCGCGTGAAAAATCGTGTAATAAACAGTATAGTTGTAAAAAAGAAAGGAATTCTTGTAAAAAAGTAGTGAAAATCGGGAAATGCGGGAGAGATGGCCGTGACGGTGTGGATGGAAAAGACGGGCGTGATGGAAAAGATGGGGAAGACGGAAAAGACGGGAAATGTGGACGAGACGGAAAAGACGGGAAAGACGGGGAAGATGGAAAAAACGGGGAAGATGGAAAAGACGGGAGGGACGGGAAAGACGGGAAAGACGGGGAAGATGGGAGAGATGGACGTGATGGGAAAGACGGGGAAGATGGGCGTGATGGCCGGGATGGAACCGACGGAACCGATGGGTGTGACGGTATAGATGGAAATGATGGAAAAAACGGATGTGATGGGAAACATGGATGTGATGGGAAAAATGGGGCAACAGGACCTACCGGCGAATCTGGACCGACTGGTCCAAAAGGCCCAAAAGGTTGTGATGGGAATGATGGATGTAATGGGAAAGACGGAAAAGATGGACGGGATGGGAAAAACGGGGAAGATGGAAAAAATGGAAGGGACGGGGAGGACGGGGAGGACGGGAAAGACGGGAAAAATGGAAAAGATGGGAAAAACGGGGAAAAGGGGTGTGATGGATGTGATGGTGATATTGGACCAACCGGACCAAGTGGACCCCAAGGGCAACAAGGTCATACCGGATTCACAGGACCCCAGGGATTCACGGGATTCACAGGACTCCAGGGATTCACGGGATTCACCGGACCACAAGGATTTACAGGACCACAAGGATTCACTGGACCAAGTGGAGTCCAAGGTGAACACGGTCACACGGGACCACATGGACCAACCGGATTCGGACAAACGGGTCCCAAAGGATTACAAGGAACGACGGGACCCCAAGGAACGACAGGACCTCAAGGATTCACCGGACCACAAGGTCCAAAAGGCGATAGTTTAAGTTCACTCGTCTCGTTTTTCCCACCCATTCAATCAAAAGTCAGCGGAACAGGACTCGATTGGAACGGTATAGAAGCATTGGAAGGTAAAAACAAAACGGGTGATACATACTATGTCGGCGTCAATGTCCCAGACCCCAATCATTATACGGTCATCCCCGCCAAAAACAGTTTCACTCAGTCCTTAGCGGAATATACTTATAATGGTATTGGTCCACTCACCCTTTCAAACTTTACCATTAAATCAATCGTTATAGGTATCCCGAACATTCTAAATGCGGTCGGACATACGTATAATGTCTTAATCAATAATAGTATCAAATCCACCATCGTATTAAATGCATCAATAATACCCCAAATCGGGCAAGACGTCGCCATATTCACAATAAATCCGGGTGATAAAATCGTGATAAAAGCCACCTTGAATCCGGGCGCCAAAAAGCCCGATGACCCGGACTATATATCCTTTGAATGGTCTGCAACAATATCATAGATATTATATACCATAGTCTGTAGACCCACCCATTATATCGGAATAGGAAGCACGTTGTTTTCCAATGAGGGGTTTAAACCCATACCATTTAGAATCCGGCATAAGTAAACCCCAATATTGGTCTACCGCATACCTTCCTTCCATCGCATTATCGTTATAGCTTTTTTCTAATAATTTGCATCCTTCTTTGAAATTCTCTAATAACATGGGTGCAAATTCTTTCGAAACCATATATCCAGAGGTAGTTTGTGCATAATTAATTTTTTCTAAACCGTCGTATTGTAGTGGCTTAGAGTCGACCCAAGCCGCGGATAACATAATCACATCAAATGGAATTTGTTTATCAAACACATCGTTTATTTTGGCCAATGCCTCATCGTGGTTTACAAACTCAAAATCGTCTTCAAATACAATACAATTGGAATGACCCGATGCAATAAATCGCTCCAATGTTTTTATATGCGATTTTGAACAACCCAAATGTCCACGGTCTTTATCATAGACGGCATCGATCCGTTCCACTTTTTCCAAGGGAAATTGTATTCGGGTCATTTCTCCCAAGAATTCTTCTTTTCGGTCCAAACGATGTTCCAAATTGATATAATATGCGACATCGACTCCCGTTTGAACCATATTATCACCAGTAAACCCATTTTTGTAATAAAACAATGAGTATAATACAAATACGGAAATCGCCAATAATAAAATACATAAAAGGGGTTTTACTTTATTTTTTTGAGACATCCGATTTATATTATAATCATCTATTATTCTAAACTCAATATTTATTATATATAACACGGCAATACGTCGATATTCATTCCCCCCTTGGACCGGTTGTATTCGGCATTATTTATAGTAAATTGTTTGAAGAAATCGAATTTCAACTGGGCTTGGGGGGTATGGGAGTGAACCGTTCGGGCAATCATTTTATAGAGTTTGAAATTCGGATATCGTTCTTCCCCATCCTTTTTGTATAAGACATTCTTTTGGTTATCGTCCAAGCACCATCGATAAATCGTTTCTTGTAAAGCATTCATTTTGCTTATATCTTGCATATCGTCTTCTATAATAAAATCATAGATAGAACACCCAAGCCTACATAAATCAAACCCCATATTTGGTTCTAAACGGGGTTTCTTCTTATTCATAAAGGGTTCGAAATTGTATTGAGTCGCCGCATCACCCCCCGGTGCAAAACTATCGCTGCAAAACGCTTTATGGTTGAATTTATATATGCCTCTACCGAAATCGATGATTTTGAAAATCCGACCATAGGTCGGGACCTTATAATGTACTCCCTCGTAAATATAATATAAAAATGCCTCGTCTGTATTCACATACATAATATTATTCGTATGTAAATCATTATGGGTGAAATGGAACGCTTTTTGATACGCGATGAGCGACATTATGACTTGGAAAAGCGCACTTGCCCCTTTTTTCGGGTCGATTTCTTCGTTTTCGAAGAGTTCATCCAAGGTGCCATCACATTTTTCTAAACAAATCATTTGTATAGGGAAATCGTGGATTTGTGCGTGGATTTCGGCTTGATCTCCGTCTCCATCGTCGTCTTCGTCTCCATCTTCGTCTTCATCTTCGTCTCCCTCTTCATCGGTTTCCCAAGATTCGGAATTATCCGATCCTTCAACCCCCATATCTGAACCGGTCGAGTAATTCAATTCACTATCATTTGAACTATCGGTATCGGTATCCGTCGATTCAACGGCTACATCGTTTGTATCGGCTTTTTCATAAACCATATCGACTTCTTCTACATAGTTTCCGGTTTTCTCTAAGGAAAGGACTAAGGGAATACCCATATCTAAATCTTGGTCTATTTCAATCACATCGTTCAATAAGTCATCCGCCAAATCTTCTACATGTATTTTGTATTTGATTCCACGCGAACCGTATCGTGCAACTTCGTCTCGTTCGTATTTATCCACTGAGAACATCTTACCATTGTTTTTATTGAAAAAATCGGATTGTTGTAAATATTCTAAATCATCGTCGATATTTATCTTAAATCTTTTCTGGATTCCAAGAAAGGACCCATAGAAATCGATACCATGTTTAAATCCGTGGTGATTCAATAAAACACTCGTTAAAAAAGAGAAGAAACCGTCGATATAAGACGCATTATTATATTGGATTAGCTTGGAATGTGCTTTCGGTTCCACCAAATCCGAAATTGTGGGTAGAATCCGAATATTTTCATTCGATAAATCGTATTTACCAATCATATATCGTATCGGGTCCAAGAGAGGCGAGAATTTCACAAACACTGGTTTTTCCAAGATTTCTTGGGTTTCGGTACATAGAACGGAATGTGTATTTTGTATTTGATATTTATGATTCAATGAAATGCGGTTATAGTTTTGTTCATTCAATTCGAAAAACTCGCTATATATGGGATTATATTGCTGTATATCGGTGATTTCAAACGGGGAAAACTCTTCGGACTCTTCGGACTCCTTGGACTCCTTGGATATCCAAGATTCTACGTCTATCTTCTTGGTTTTTTGATAATAAATCGAAAAAAGCGGCGATTTCATAAAGATTCCGATATATTTATTCCGGAATAAAAGAATTGGAACGTCTAAACGTTTCACCGTTCATCTACGCTTTTACGTTCCTTATGTTGAAACATTATATTTAGATATAATAAAGAATTTGTAATTGAATGACGTTAGAATTAAAAAAATTCAATATGAGTTGGATTACTTTTAAACCGGACGAGAATAAAGGGCCCGTTATTGTGATGATTGGACGTCGTGATACGGGTAAATCCTTCTTGGTCCGCGATTTATTATTTTATCACCAAGATGTACCGATCGGAACCGTGATTTCGGGAACAGAAGCGGGAAACGGGTTTTATGCGGCACATGTTCCCAAGCTGTTTATTCACGATGAATATAATACGGTTTTGATTGAGAATATTTTGAGGAGACAAAAGGCGGTGTTGAAACAAGTGGCAAAGGAAGTCGAGGCATATCGCCGGAGTACGATTGACCCGCGTACATTTGTGATATTAGACGATTGTTTATATGACCAGTCTTGGACACGTGATAAAATGATGCGACTGCTTTTTATGAATGGCCGTCATTGGAAAGTCATGTTGATTATTACGATGCAGTATCCTTTAGGTATTCCACCGAATTTGCGTACCAATATCGACTATGTGTTTATTCTGAGAGAACCCTATATGACGAATCGTAAACGTATTTGGGAGAATTATGCCTCCATGTTTCCGACCTTGGAATCGTTCAATGCAGTCATGGACCAGACCACGGAGAATTATGAATGTTTAGTGATTAATAATAACGCGAAATCCAATAAATTACACGACCAGATTTTTTGGTATAAAGCCGAAAATCATCCCGATTTCAAGTTGGGGTCCAAAGAATTCTGGGAAATTTCCAAGGGAATGGGATCCGATGACGAAGACGAAGCGTATGACCCAAGCAAGGCGAAAAAACGGAGCGGGCCTGCAATTAATGTGAAGAAATCGAAATGGTAGAATTGTCGCTCGATTATGGTATGGTATTATATTTTCTATAATATCATATTTTATCTTCTTCTTGGACCTTCTTCTTGGTACAGACCTTTTTACTCTTTTTACTCTTTCGATTCATTCGTCAATTCTTTACGCATATCCGCGGCTTCAACCGGATCACGACTATCGAAATCCACGGTTTCACGGACACCAATCAAGTTTCCGTTTTCATCCATAGTCTGGGTCAACACATTCCCGCTCTTCTCGGCGTTTCGAATATTCTCTTCAATCGCCTTCTTCTTGGTATCTTTTACGCGTTGTTCAAACTCTTGTTTTGCCTTGGCCTCATTCTTCAATTTCTCACTATGTAATTGATTGAGTTCATCTTCCATAAACTCGACACGTCCAGTCTTATATGCATCCGGATCCCAAGGAATCCACATACCAACGGGGCCGACGAAAATATCGTGATTCGAGTCTAAATCACGAATCTTTTTACACCGCATTTCCGCTTCTTCTTGGGATGGAAACACACCGCGGATTTTTAATCCACGAACCGATGTTTGAAACGCATGTTCGCGTTGGAATTGACTATTTAGACGTTCCTCGTTTTTATCCATGAAATTCTTGAAATCATCGTCCAAGCTATTTGCCTTGATTTTCGTCTCTTCTTCTTTGATGAATTCATTGAAATCTTGGATGACTTGGTCCACCTTTAGGTTATATTTAAAAGAAACAAAACTCAGAAAATCGAGGAATTTTTCCATTGATTTAGTCGGTTCCCATTGTTTCAAAAAATGCTCAAATAGATAAAGCTCGCGCTTTTTCAGGATTTTTTCGGGTGAAACGAACGATAAGCATGCGAATTTTTGTCCGGCGACGGGGGCATCTTCGTCACATAAATCCACGTATTTAGGATTTAGACTACCATCTTGTAATGTTTTTCGCTCAAAGGTGGACATTATATAAATCTATGGGGTTTCTATTTAAGTAATTTTATATTGGATATTGTATTTTAGGAAGAAACTGGGGGGGGGTGTTTTTCACTGGACCTGATTTGGACCTGATTCTCTTTCACTTGATTCGTTTCTTAGGATTATTCAGATTCTTAGTTTTTTTTTGTTTTAGTATTATATATATCCAACATGAACCACGGATTTGATTTCGCAGAACTAATTAAGCGTGCTATTAAATACATCATTGAAGGTATTATGGTCGCAATTGCTGCATACGCCATCCCCAAGAAGACACTGAATGTCGAGGAGGTCGTGATTATTGCATTGACCGCCGCCGCCACCTTTAGTGTGTTGGATGTGTTCGTTCCATCGATGGGACAGAGTGCAAGAGGTGGTGCCGGATTCGGTATCGGCGCAAATCTGGTGGGATTCCCAAGACCCATGTAAAAAAACCCTCTTAAGAAAAACATTTGTAAAATAATAAAATTACATATGTTTTACGTATTTATATATAATATATGAATACTCTTACGACACTTTCGTCGATTCTATTGAAAAGTGCGATCAATATAAACTCCTTTTCATTTATTAATTCGTCCAAGTCACTAGGAATTGTTTTAGACACATCGGGCTTAGCGTTTACGAATAATTTAGGAGCAGGGTATGCGACCACCGCCATCGGTATCAACCCCGCGAATCAGAATACGACATGTTTGACTTTACGTAACGGAACTACGAATGCGGTAAATACAACAATGTTGATACCGAATGTAGGAAGTAGTAGTTTTACGGTTTATTTAAAACACGCGAGTCGATTTTATAATGATTCAATCTTTGGTCACGGATATGGATTAGCGACCTCGGCGACGAGTGTTGATGCGGGAAATTCATTTACCGTTACTTTCTATAGTTTGTATCCGACTATAAATTTACCGTATACGATATCGGGTGTTCTTTCTTCCGATTTAAGTGGCGCATCCTTAACGGGAACCTTTACGAGTAATTACCAAGTGATTACATTTAATACTTCAACAAGTGTCGCAAGTACCAAAACCTTTAATATGGTGGCCGGTGCGGTGACGTTGACTGGTCCGCAGATTATTTATGTACCGCCTCCATTCGCTACTAATATATATGTTAATTCAACAACCGGCACGTCAGTGACATCTATATTACTTAAACCATGGACAACCGTAAGCGGCACTGAACCATTTAAATTTAGTAAAACCGCTGGTTCGGGGTCTTATTCGGGGACATATTATGTATCATCCTCATCCATTTGTGATAACACCATTACGGTTTTTGGTCCAGTACAAATGTTTGATATATCATACGGCACTTCACCTGAATATGGATGGTTAAGTAAAAGAAATCTGTATAATGGCGGCGGCGGTGCATATTCAGGTTCTAACAGTACAACTTATAATAGCACATTTTCGGTAACAGGTGAGTGGGCTCAAATACAAATTCCATATGCATTAAAACTGAAAAGTTTTACTTTTTTACCAACCTCAAATTGGGTATATTCGCTCCCTTATACATTTTATATATTAGGTTCGAATAACGGAACCACATGGACCAATTTATATAGCGTTTCCAACTATGTGTATTCAACCTATATAACGTCGTCGAGTTCTCTACAATTTACCGACTCCAGTTATTTAACAACATTTACAGTGACCCCTGTGAATCATGCATATTCATATTTCCGTTTAGTGGTAAATGGCGCTTTTAATGCATACCCGGGTTTTGTTGGATTGAAACAATGGAATTTATACGGAGATGCGTATACTACTGCATTTTAATATTACGAATAAATGCACCCCATAATGTTTGAAAATCTCTGTAATATAGTGTCCAAATATTCAACAGTTCACAAGTCAAAAAAGCCTATTTATGTATATATTTAATATATACATGACTACCTACGAGAATTTAGTGTATCCAACTTTGGATTCCTATGATTCCATACAAAATATACTATTCATTGACCAATCCGTAACTCAATCCCAAGTTTTTTACGATAGTGCAAATGCCGCGAGTTATCCTATTCTATATAATTCGCTCACAAAACGCGAGGATTTGAGCCAATTATTGTCGCGATTCACCCATTTAGACCGTATTGCTTTTGTGTTTCACGGCATTTATCCGGGGTGTTATTACGATAAACCATTCTTGGAAGAACAGCCCGTTTTTACTTTAGATGTTTCTGGTGCAGTGATTGTTTCTGAAAACGTTTCTTTTGTTCGAACCCTTATATCGACGTTTACGGTTTCTCATGTGGACTTTTTAGGATGTAATTTGCTGTTATCGGAAGAATGGTTCAAATATTTCGATGCACTGAGTGCGAACTCTGTGGTCGGTGCATCGAATGACCAAACGGGAAACTTGAAATACGGCGGTGACTGGATTTTAGAAAATACGATGGAGGATGTTCGAGATACGTATTTTAATAGCCAAATCGAAAATTTGACGACGACATTGATTGGACCTCTATACCCTGTAAACACCTATAACCATACCTTTTACACCTATTCAAATGCAAATCCAACGGTATTAACCCGAACTGTATATAATGATGCCGGGGTACAGCAAAGTGTAACAGACATCTCGTTCGGTGGCCAAAATATCCAGACCGTACTGACCGCATTAGACACGGGGTCGGGACCCTATACCATCGGAATAAAAGATACTTCGAATAATAAGGTTTCGATGGATGTGGCGTTTTTCGGAGCCTATAACGACGCATTGACGACAACCCAACAAAACAATATCATGACGTATGTGAATACGAATTATAAAGAACCACGCACTGCGGCCACCAACTATGTGGTCACTGTATCGGGAGGTGTCTTTAATATAAATGGTTCAAACCAAAATCTTACATTCGTGAGCGGAAACGTATATGTATTTGACCAAAGTAGCCCGACCAATATAGGAAACACGCTGGTCTTGGGAACGACCGTGGATGTTTCGTCGTCTATTGTTGGAAATAATGTGGTTTATAATGGAACTCCCGGTTCCGCGAATGCGTATACATTAATCGACTTAAGTGGAACAAATCCGGCTACAACTGCTTTGAAATATTTCAGTTTAACAACGACGGGTCTGGGATATACGCCTCCTACAGTAAAGTATGTCGTCGGCGCCATTTCTAAAAACGCGTCATCTGCATACACCTTATATGGTTCCGGGTTTTCGGACCTTGTTACAACAAATACAAATACACTGTTTTATTCATATGATGGAAATACTTGGACCGGATTGGGACAAACCATCTTCGATTTAGTATGTTTTACGGTTGCTTACGGTAACGGAGTTTGGGTAGCAGGTGGTGCTGGTGGAACAAACGATATGGCTTATTCAACTGACGGCATAAATTGGAATGGATTAGGAATTAAATTTGCAGCGGCAACCTCAATAAACTATGGTAATTTTGGTCCATTTAAAGAAGATATGTATTTTTGGTGCGTGGGTTGTTTGATGGTTCGTTATTTAGGTGGAAAATTTATAGCGGTCGGGTCAACAGACCAATATTATAACGCCACTCAAGTTGTTTATTCAAGCGATGGAATAAATTGGACAACATCCGTGATAAACGTAGCATTAACATATGATTATTTTACAACACAAACGGTAACGTATAATGGAAGTTATTATTTTGTAATTGCGAATGAAGGCGTTTATAGAACCGCCAACTTAAGCACGTGGACCTTAATAAAAAATGGTGCACAGGCTTATGGTGAAGTTTTAAAAGATAGTTCAGGTTCAGATTATCGGTTAACTATAACAAATGGAACTATAAGAAATATAAGCACAACCGGATATAATCAAAATTACACAGCTGAATCAACCGTGTGGAAATATAATTCTTTAGGAACGACATCCAATGTTTCACCTCTATTTGCGTCATATGGTTCTACCGTGATTGCATTAAATACAATGAGATTTGCAAGCAGTCAAAACACATTAAGTAGTATAGGAACTATCGCAATATATGTGTATACCAATAGCACATATGTCGGTCAATTTATATTATATCTTCCGAGTAGCACAAAAATATATAACGTGCATAATATTTCATTTGATACAAATTTGAATAAATGGATTTTTGCGGGAGACCAAGGTATAATGTATAAGAATACAAACACTTTTACTACATCTACAGAGGATTGTGCGGTAACATTATTATCAACACCTACAGGTGCTTATTCATTTGGGTTGGGATGTAAATTCATTGGAGCAAGAACATATTAATATCTTGAAGCATTATTACATATAAGGAAAATAATAATAAAATCATTATTATTTTAGAAAAACCCCAAGAAAAACCCCCTAATAATTATTGATGATTCGATGGTCGTGCCCAGATTTATACAAATCGAATAATTCCGGATGTTTTTTATATACCATATACCAAATATTCACTTCCCACATCAACCGGTTTTTTTCCACCACGGTTTCGTAACAAATCTGTTTCACAAGTGCGGCAAATAAAATCAGTGAACTCGCAGACCCGCCAAACACACCCCCCGCAAACATCCAAACAATTTGGGAATAAATATCTCCCTGAAACACGCTATTCGGGTCCCCGCACGCCGCAATCCGGATTTTATCGTATTTGCGATACCGCATCGCCAAGATATTTTCGTGAAACGCCTCGACGATTTTCTCGGTCGCACTCACGTAATGGGCATCGGACTCACTGATATGTTTATCTCGGAATAAATGGAAAATACCGAAATCGATCCAAACAAACTGTTTCGATTTGTATAAATTCAGGTCAATGGCTTGGACCATCCATTCGGTTTTATTACATTGAATAAACATATATTCCAAGGTATCCTTTTTCGTATTATCCGTAGCGACCGAATATTCGGTTATTTGGTCTCGGTATCGATATAAATAAAGGCTTTCCTTGGGAATCGGCACAAAATGGGTCGAAGGGTAACAAGCCAAGTCTGTCTCAAAAAACGTTTGATAGGTTTCGATATCGACGAAAAATACCTTGGGAATAGGGGTTTTCAATAAATGTTTCCCGTATTCAATATATCTTTCGATCGAACGGTCGTTTCGCGAATTGATGTTTCCGATAAAAGCGGTCACCAGAGTTAAGGGTTCCATATCATATATAGAATGCCGCCGGTTCTATTTATGTGTTTTCTTGGAAATACGTATATTTCCAAGAAATAATAATAAATAATAAAAAGGGGAAAAGAAGGTTTATGCCGTCGGAAAAGACGGTGTTTATACCGTCGGAAAAGACGGTGTTTATACTGTCGGAAAAGACGGTGTTTATACTGTCGGAAAAGACGGTTTAAATCCGCAGAGCGGATTATACTGTCGGAAAAAACTCCCAGTCCAAATCGTTACATACCTTTTTCCAAATCATATCCTGTTCCAACTGTTTCTCCCGATCTTTCATCATCGGAATATAAGGCAAATACTGGGTTTGGTCCAAGAGTACGCATAATTGATAAAGCGTATAGGTATAATTGAAGAAATTCGTCCGATTCGCCGGACAATGTAATGCCCAAGGTTTCTGGATTTCGATGAAAAGTACACATAGCGTCTCATGTAATTCCTCATTCATAATCGGCGGTTTGATACCAAATATGGAGTTGATATATTGGATATGTTCGAAATATTTATTAAACCCCAATTTCCGCAAAATCTCCCGCATTTTATCGTAATTAATGAGCCGCATATCTGTAATCCGTTCTTTCTTGATACGTGCACGAATCGCTTCAATAACTTCATCGGGGATTTGCGTGGTTTCCTTGGCTTGGAATTGCGATAAAATCTCCTTGAAATGATTGAGTCGAATATAGGCGGTATAAGAGACTTCATTCGGCGGTTCTTTATTGGACGGCTTGGAACTATCCACAATATAAGTAATAAACACCCCACACATATTATTATTACAAATCATAATACCCTCTTCGTCTTGGGGAATGAGCTCCCCTTTTCGACATACTTCACAAATATCCGACGGAATGACGAAATCTTGGAGATTGACCAGTTCATTATTCACGTTTTTCCAATAATTCTGATAAATCGTCTTGGATTGAGCGTATTTATCGGATTGGAGGGTTTCGGATTCGGGAGTTTTCGCGGAAATCTTGAAAAAGGAATTCAATAAATTGACGTTTTGTTTACCGCCCCCGGTGGAAATATCCTTTTTCTGTTCGAAATAATTGAATATATATTTCGAATTATCCAAGAGATATTGCTTTTTCTGGCATTTCAAAACCTTGACCATATTTTTCTTGGCTTGGATTTGGTCACGAATATCCATATATTCTTCCAAGGTACCGCCGCCCTTAGAGGAGGAATGAGACGCCGATTTCCCTGATCTTATGTCTTTTGGGTCTTTTGGATCTTTTGGGTCTTCCGGGTTTTTCGGGTTTTCTTGGATATTTTTTGCTTTAGACTTTAATTCCTCGATTTCTTGGAGAAGAGATGGTATTATATTCACATCGTTTTCATGAAAACGGTTGAGCATTTCGGTATGTTTTTCATCAATGGTATTCGAGGCCTGTATTATCGTCGATTTCGACAATGGAAATTTTTTATTCATCTACATATTCTTATTTTGACCGGTTTATATGATTTTACCAAGAAATCGATTTTGCGGACATTCCCGGAATCAAGTATCCACTAATAACGTATATGAATCATAAAATCGATATTCCGGACCCCCTTCCGAATCAAATACAGGTTTCACGAACGAAATTTCAAAAGATGGTCTTTATCATGAATGCTTTGGAAAATGGATGGACCGTACAAAAAACGGGGGATTCTTACGTCTTTACCAAGAAACACGAGAATCGGCGCGAAATATACCAAGAAAAATATTTAGAAGACTTTGTGGTTCAACACGCATCACAAATCGATATTTTATCCAAATAATCGTCGATCATGCATGTGGTCCAACGATTTTATTGGTAATCACTGGGTTTACGTGTATATTTTTGGGTCCGGTCTTGGAAAAAAGTAACAGATTGAGCGAAATCGTCTTTCCCAAAATTATATGTTTATATTGATTCTTTATTTAGCCATTTATTTGAAATTATTTTCTTTGAGTAGTATATAATTCAGCAAAATGGGAGGAGCTTTGATGCAGTTGGTCGCTTACGGCGCACAAGACGTTTTTCTTACAGGAACCCCTGAAATTACCTTCTGGAAGGTTTCATACCGCAGACACACAAACTTTGCAATGGAGAGTATTGAACAGACATTCTCTGGCCAAGCCGATTTCGGTCGCCGAGTTACCTGCACCATCTCCAGAAACGGAGATTTGGCTTACAGAACTTACCTCCAGGTGACTCTCCCTGAGATCAACCAGAGTATGGGTCTTAACACAACTGGCCCCGTCTTTGCCCGTTGGTTGGACTTTATCGGTGAGCAGCTGATTGCCCAGGTGGAGGTTGAAATTGGAGGTCAGCGAATTGACCGTCAATATGGTGACTGGATGCACATCTGGAACCAGGTGACCCTTTCCTCTGAGCAGCAGAGAGGTTACTTCAAGATGATTGGTAACACCACTCAGCTTACCTACATCACCGACCCCCTGTTCGCCAACGTCTCTGGACCTTGCGCTTCCTCCGGTGGACCCGCCCAGGTGTGTGCCCCCAGAAACGCACTCCCTGAGACCACTCTCTACATTCCCCTCCTTTTCTGGTTTTGCAGAAACCCCGGACTTGCTCTTCCTCTGATTGCTCTCCAGTACCACGAGGTCAAGATCAACATTGATCTTCGTTCCATCCAGGAGTGCCTCTTCGCTGTCAACTCCATCTCTGCTTCCAGCGGTGGTGACCAGAAGGC